AAGAGTATGAAAAACAATAAATACAATACAGGAGATAATTATGATTATTCCAGAAGAAGACAGTTTAAAAATTCAAAATGAAATTCAATCTTTAGTTTTAGCAAAAGAAATGTCATATATGGACGCAATTCTTTTTCTTTGTGAAAAATATTCAATTGAACCAGAAATGATTGCAAAATTTTTGTCTAAAAGTATAATACAAGAACTCAGGTCTGAAGGTGAAACATTAAATCTTTTACCAAAGACCACAAAATTACAGTTTTGACTTGACACTTAGTTTATATTACGTATACTATACACATACCGTACACAACGTACAAGGAGAATACAATGTCATTTAAAGATATGAAAAAGAAGTCTAGTGATCTTAGCAAAATTCAAAGCGCTCTCGAAAAGCAAGTTAAGGGAGCAGAGAGTTACAAGGACGATAGGTTCTGGAAACCAGAACTAGATTCAGCAAGCAATGGTTATGCTGTAATTCGCTTTCTCCCAACAGTAGAGGGAGAGGATGTTCCTTGGGTTCGTGTATTTAACCACGGATTTCAAGGTAAGGGTGGTTGGTTTATTGAAAACTGCCCAACAACCATTGGTCAAAAATGTCCGGTTTGTGAAGCAAACAGTGAACTGTGGAACAGCGGTAGTGACGACGATAAGGAAGTTGCTCGTGCTCGTAAGCGTAAGCTTACTTACATCTCAAATGTTCTAGTTGTTTCTGATCCAAAGAATCCTCAGAATGAGGGTAAGGTCTTCCTATTCAAGTATGGTAAGAAGATCTTCGATAAGATCATGGAAAAGCTGCAACCAGAGTTTGATGATGATGAGGCAGTAAATGTTTTTGACTTCTGGAAGGGTGCAGATTTTAAACTCAAGATCCGTAAGGTTGCGGGTTATGTAAACTATGATAAGAGTGAGTTTGATAATCCAGCATCACTTTTTGATGGTGATGATGCAAAACTAGAAGCAGTTTGGAAGCAGCAACACAAACTTCAAGATTTTGTTCAACCATCTGAGTTTAAGTCTTATGATGAACTTTCAACTAAACTAAAGTCTGTTCTTAAAGAGAATACACTTGGAGCAAAAACAGCAGAAGATGTGGATGATATTAGTGCTGAGTTTGAAAAGCCAAAGTTTAAGTCATCAAAGCCACCAAAGATGGCAGAGAAGAAGGCTCCTTCGGATGATGCTGAAGAGGAAGATGCTGCATCTTACTTTGAGCGTCTAGCCAACGAAGAGTAATTAAAATAAATTTTTGCATATACCCCCAAGATTCTAAAAATGAATCTTGGGGGTTTTATTATATGGGTTGTACCATGCTCATATCTGATTTGGTACTAGATAACAATACGGGTTCTTGTGCTGTCGTTCCTAGAGTATTGTTATTATTTACTTGTTGATTGTTAACATTATTATTTGTTGAACCGCCAACATTATTTACTACTATAGTTTGTCCTTTTGTTGCCGATTGCATAGATGCATCTTTAACGTCTTGGAATTGTTTTGGAGCATTTAAAACAACATTTATTGTTACTTTCTTATTCGAATCATTTACATCTTGTGTAGTTATTTTACTTGTATCCAGATTTATTGTTGCTTGTTGTGAACTCGCACCAGTCGGTTGTGCTACAGATCCTTCAGGTTGTTGAGGACTCATTTTAAGCAATCGTTCTTCGACAGTTTTGTTAAATTCTGCTTCTGTTGGCCCAGAGGTAACATTTTCACCAACATAACCACCAACACTTTCTCCAGCAAGAGCACCGGTAAACCCGCCAATAAGGGTACCGGCTATTCCACCAATAACAGCAGCTGGAATTGCACCAACTCCACCAAACCATATTCCAACCGCCGTACCAAGTGCGGTACCTATTTTTGCTCCTGCTGCAGCACCAGCTAGTGCTCCTGCTGTTCCTCCTATGGCTTCCCCCGTTTTTGTTCCTGCCACATTACCAAGTCTGCTCTCTTTTTCTTCTTTTGTTATTATCCCCATTTGTTCAAGAGACTCTAAATATTCTTTTTGTTCAGAATATTCCCAAGCGGCGAATGCACCAGAGAGAAGTGCAGTTATTATAAAATTACTTTTGGAACCAGATTTTATAGCCTTCATCACATCTTTAAATCTTGATGGATTGGCCCCCGGCAAGGTGGAACTTATTGGGGCTCTTGGTGCTGCAGCCCCTCCTGTTGGTGGTGGGGGAGGTGGGGGCGGTGGAGGAGCCGATGGTTTAATTGTTGGAGAACCTTTTGGTGCTGTTGTGCTTGGCGGAACTGTTGGTTTTGGTGGAACTGGTGGTTTTGGTGGAATTGGTGGTTTCACTGGTTGTGGTTTAATCAACCCAATTGCTCTTAAAGCGTTGGAAATTCTGCTTGTTAAACCACTCATTAAATTGCCAAAAAAACCAGATATAGCAGAACCGAGTCCACTAACTGCAGCAAATAAACGCGAACCTGCTCTTTGAATTACATTTACCAATGCCCCACCAGTTTTTTGCCATAATTTTTTTAGTGGCTCCGCCAAAAAACGACCCCACATATCTTTTATAAATGTAAAAATTTTATCTTTGGCTCCAACAAATAAATTTTTTATAGAATTTCCAAGTGCAGTCAACCCTGTTATTTTTAATATATTTTTGAGCATGGGCCCAAGAGATTTAAGAAATTTTCCACCTTTCTTTAATAACCAAAGTTGAGCAAGAGTATCCAATAAACTATTATTGCCCCCACCACCCTGCCCTGCTTTTTTTAATTGATCTCTTTGTATTCTTTGATCAAAGGCTAAGAAATCTAGTATTTTTTCAAAATAAGTTCTTACATCATATTGAAAATGATCTTCTTCTATTTCTTGTTCTCTGACAGATTCAGAAATCCCTTGTTCTCTATATTCTCTTTCTTGGTCTCTTTGATCTTGATTTGCGCCTAGTGTAGTCAAAAATGTAATGTGTTTAGTCATTTTTGACACATGTTCTTCTATTTTTTTAGTCCAAGTTGTTTTAAATGATTTACTTTCAGAAGAATCATCAGATGATTTTTTTTCTTTATTTTTTGATAATAAATCTTTAGCGTAAGAAGCGAATAAATTATAAAAATTATCCAACTGTTGTTGAATATTCTGTGTATAAAATTCTATTGGTTGAGTGTCTTTTTTTAGATCACCAAATTTTTTTGCCAATAGTGCTAGATCTGCTGTCATTTATTATCCTTTTTTATTCTTCAGTAACTCTTCTTTTTCTTTTAAATATTTTATTAAAATATATTTATATATTAATCTTTCCCAAGGCACCATATCTTCTATTTCGCTTAATCTAAAATTATGTTCTTTCATCAATATAAAATTTAGATTAAAATATAAATCTAAATTTTCTCCCCCAAAACTCAATCGAAAAAATCTAAGAACGTATCTAACCTCACTTTCACAGGAGTGCCTGCATGTGGAGAAATAAATTCCTTTTCATAAGTTATTTTTGGAAATGTTTGAAAAAATTCATTTATTTTGCTGAATGTGTTTTGGGGTAAATTTTCTAAAAATTCTTGTAATTCTTTCTTCGAATAATCTTTAGCATTATAAACTTTATCTTTATCATAAATTGTTTCTATACAACTAGTTATTATGTTAAAAATTTTACTAGTTGTTGTGTCTTTTGTTAAAGTTTCTTGCATCAATGCAAATGTTGGGTATTTCAATATTAATCCCAAGTTTTCATCTACTTGAATTTTATTTTTGTGTTTTTCTGTTTTTTCTATTTTTATTTCGTTTAAATTTAATTCAACTTCAAATTTTTTATCTGTTATTGGACATTGAACAACCACAGTTAACGTTTCACCCATAGATTTTTCTCTAATTTTTAAAAATAAATATTCAACATCGAATGAAGGTAATTCGCCAACATTTATATCTTTTGTTAAAATACAAGATTTTAACATATTTAAAACACTTTTGATTATTTCATTTGTATCTTTTCCTTCAAGTGCCATTAAAAGTAATTTTTCTTCTTTTACTAAAAATGGTCTAAATTCTATAGTTTGATCATTCGATATCAATTTTGTTTCATATGTGGGAACAGATAGTGTTGGTAAACTCATAATTTATCTCCTAATAATTTATTTAATAATTATATCTTCAAAATAAAATTTTACTGTTGTTTTTAACAGAGTATTTGTATCATTCATATCTAACTGAGAAAGTTTAACTGACAATGGATATATTTTTGCAAATTCTATTTCTATTATTATTTTGTCTAGTTCATTCAGAAGTTTGAACGAACCAGTGCCGGTAATGTTGTCATAATATCCAGGCCAATATATATTTGTATTTGGATTCGCTACTGCAATATTTGCCCAGTCTGTGTAATTATCATAAATTAGCGAGCGACCATCAGCCAATACAGATTCTCTAAATGTTACCGTAAATGTTTGATCTCCATAATTTTTTGAATATGGAAATAATTTAATTGGCATGTTAAACAGTTGTTGTTCTTCGGTATTGATTCCGTACTCGGGAATTTCTATATTTTCTATAGAAAACCAAGGATGAGCAAATTGCCCACGATATTGTGCTGTAAAATAAAATCTATTGGATTTTATTGGAGCATTTTTCCCAAGTAAGTTGGTTATACCTTGTCGAAAAATACTCATTTTTTGGGTTTTCTTTTTATAGAGTTTGTGATGACTGTTCTCATGTATTTCATTGGTTGTTGTATGTTTAACATACGCGCTTTAACTATATTATTTAGTACGTTTCTTTTTATATTTTTTAAAGAATTATACGAAGTTGATAGATCAAGCCATTCATTTTCTTCAACTGTTATTATTTTGCCTTTAATATGTCTTAATTGATACACTTCGAACGATGCAGCAAGCCATTTGCCGTTTTTTCCTCTTATTAATTTATTTAATGCTATTCGAGAATCTTTTGCTGTTTTGTTTTCTTGTTTCATCATTTCATTTACTATTCTTATTCTTTCTCTAACTGGAATGAGTTTTAAATTACAACCAAAAATTTTATTTCCTATTATTCTGATGCCCAACACCAAAGGAAAAGAATCAAAATACATTTGACGGGTTGGTACAAATTGTTTAAAAAATATAACCTTTCCGGGGAAATTTTGTTTAAAATTTTTGTCAGTTTTATTGTTTTTTTCTTGATTTGAATATGTCATATTCGGTTAATATTTTAAATTCCCAATTTTTAGATTTTGCATATTCTTGAGCAGATGACCATTTTGCTTTATTTTTTTCCCATTCTAATAACTCTTTAATATATTTTTTTGATTTTTTATTCTTTTCCGGTTGTTTGGTTTGTTTTTCTGGTTTTATTTCTATAAGATATGTTTTTATTGCACCGGATTGGTCTTTCATTTGTATTATAAAATCTACAAAGTATTTATGAATTTTTTTATCAATATGGTAGTAATAAGGAATTACTATCTCTTCTGATGACCACTTTAAAATAGAAGGTGTTGTATCACAAAAAACCATAACCTTTCTTTCCCAGAGAGATCTATAAATAATACTATTAATATCTCCTATATATTTTTGGGGATTTAATGGTTTATATTTTCCCTTATATGCCATATCTAATATTTAGGAGTTTTAATGCCACAACCACCGGTAGTAAACAATACAGGCCAAACACCACCAAAGGGAGGAACCTCTCTTGCGGATAATCCAGCGGGAAGAGCAATACTTAGTATATACAGAGATCGATTTGGTAAAAGCCAATCTACAGACTATTATCTGCCTATCCCTAAGGGATTTAATGATGTGTTTGACAATAACTGGGAAGCTAATGAATTTGGTAAAACTTTTGGTGCGGCAATAAAGGCAGCAGAAACTGGAGATTCTTCTGTGCTTGGTGCTCTTTTGAAAGGCGGTTCTCTAGAGGCAATAAAGGGTGTATCTGAAATGACAACATCATTTGGAACATTCAATACGACAGAAATTGCAATGTCTGGCTTAGATGCACTAATGTATTTTCAAAAGAATGCAGTAAACCCATATACAAGATTGATGTATAAATCACCAAATCTAAGAAATTGGCAATTTACTTGGTCTCTGAAGCCAAAAAATGAACAAGAGGCAAAAAGTATAAACGATATGATTCATGACATAAGAACGTCATCATATCCCGAGATTTCAACTTCCGGAACCGGTTCTTCTATTATTAGTATGTTTGTTTATCCTAGAGATTTTAGCATAACTATAATAGGAGGTGGTAGTGGAACATCAGGCAAAGTTTTGTTAAAATCTTTAGCTTGTGGCTGTACAAGTGTTCAAGTTAATTATGATACGGCAGGAAATGTTTATACACATTCTGATGGTTATCCCGTAACAACAACAATCACAATATCTTTACAAGAACATGCACTACTCGAAAGACCAGTAGTGGATAAATTATATAAATCATAAGGCACACAATGTATTTTAAAAAATTTCCAGAATTAGTTTATCAAGATAAGGCTTTAACAAATATATTAGTTAAAGTTGAAGCCATTAATATATTTAAAAATTTAACTTTTTTAGAAAATTATTACATAAAGGATGAAGATACTCCAGAAAGTTTATCTTATAACTTATATAATACTGTAGATTATTCTTGGACTTTTTTGTTTATAAATGAAATGTTTAATAGAGAATATGATTGGCCATTAACTAGACAAAAATTTGATGAACTTATGCAAACAAAATATTCAAACTCTTGTGTTTTTATTTCAGATAGTTCAATTAATTTTTCTTTCTCTAAAGTAAAAAAAATAAATAATTTTTTTGTAAAAAGTTACGATAGAGATATAAACAAATTTGTATTAAATCAAAAAGTATTTCCTTCACAACTAAATCAAACTTCTTCATTATTTTTATATGATGAAAATGGTGATAAAATTAATTTAAACCCAATAACAAACAATAATTTTAGAATAGTATATGAAGAAGCATTTTCTTTGCATTCCTTTATAGAAGATAAAGAGATTATAAATTCAAGAAAGAATGTAAATCAGAGTATAGATTATCTTAATGGTTATATCAATAAAAATTACAACGAATTGGTAGAAAGTAAAGTTAGAACTATAGTTAATTATGAGAATGATTTAAATGATAAAAAAAGAAATATTCTTTATATAAGACCAAGTTTTATAGGAGTATTTAATTCACTAATTGACAAAGAATTAACAAGAATAAAGAGCGAAAGTATAAACGATGTTGAATGAATTTATTAATGTAGGTTATTTATCGCAAGTTACTCTTATTACTTCTGGTGGGAAAACTATAGATATATCACTTCAAGTTAAAGAGATATCTATAATTGAAAGTTTATTCTCAAATTATATAAACGGAACAATGGTTATCCGTGATATACCAGAAACTAGATTAATACAAGATGGTATGGTTACTGCAAAGGATAAAATTATTTTTGAATTTGCAGGTAAAAAGGCAGATAGCAATAAATCACCTGAAGACCCAATAAAAATTGAATTAAGTGTATATAAACTTGAAACTAAACCAGAAGATGGTTATGCAAGACAGATGGGGATTTTATATCTAGTTTCTGATGAACTTTTCTTAAATAATACAAAAGAAATTTCCAGATCATTTGAGGGCAGAGTTTCCGATTTGGCACAAACTATATGTGATGAATTAAAAATAACAAATGTTGACATAGAGCCAACAGAAGATTTTTATAAGTTTATATCAATATATAAAAGCCCATTTGAGTTATTAAATTTTTTAACAACCAAAGCAATACCCAAAAGAAATAAGTACGATATGAACTATGTATTTTATCAAGACATAGATAGAAAATATCATTTTAGGTCAATCGGCAGTTTATATGAAGCACAACCAAAAGTTGGCACAAACGTAGACGATGGGTTTGTTCATCTAATTCCTGTTTCAGACTGGAATGATGATTTAATAAAAAGAATGGTGTTGCAGTTTCAAGCAACAGATTTATCTGCCCTAAAAAACGCTATGGGGGGTATGTATACTTCGCAGATATTTACAACAGACACCAGAAATAAATCTTATACTATGACAACCTTTAATATGAAAAATGTTTTTGATAAGCAAACACATTTATCTAATGATGAAATTATTCTAAACGATATAAGCGATGAAAAATTTAAAAAAACACTCACGAGCGCCTATTTAACTAGAAATGGACAACTAATGCCTTATTGTTATGATTGTGAGAGAAATAAAGGATTTCAAGATAAAATAGGCGGGCCACAAGATATTGTACTACTTCGCTTGAATAGTATGGAACAACTAAATCAATTAGGAATAACAATAAAAATAAATGGAAATTCTACTCTTAGGGCAGGAGATGTGATTTATTTTGGTAGACCTATTGAAAAAATGTTTTCATCAGAAAAACCATATAAAGATATATTGTATAGTGGTAAATATATGATATTGGATATCATACATAATATTGTTGTTGCTAAAGATGGTGTTTTAACAGAATACACAACAACACTAAAAGCAATAAAAGATTCAATAGGAGAAGAATAATGTCAGAACAACAAAGAAGTCCTGCAAATCTTCTTCACTGGTTTTTTGGTGTTATCGAAAACCGAATGGACGATCCGGATAATTTAGGTCGTGTTAAAGTTAGAATATTTAATTATCATAGTCCATTTGATAAAGATATAAAAACAGAAGATTTGCCTTGGGCACCAATCGTTCTCCCAACAAATGCTAATTATTCAGAAAAATCAAACTTAATAGATGGTCAATGGGTTTTTGGTTTTTTTAAAGATGGTAAATTTGCTCAACAGCCCATAATTGTTGGGTCTGTTCCAGCATTCAATAAACAAACTTTAAATAGAGATAAAGGAAACGATCCAAGTCAAGATAATACAAAGGATGGGGAATTTGGTGGCAAAGTTTTACAAAATTTTGGAGATGGATTTAGAGACAGAAGAACTGAAGAAGATTTAAAAGCATATCCAAGAAAAGTGGAATCTATGGAGTTGCCAGAAGGAAAAATAAAAGAAGGAAATGATCACGGCATTCAATTTAAAGATGCAAAGGCCAGCAATTATCCTTTAGAAGAATATAAAAATAAACCAGACACCAATATTTTATCATTAAATGATGAAGAACGTTTAGATAAAACTTTGTACAGCAAAAAAATGATTAAACGTTCAGAGGGTGGTTATAGGGATGATGGGTTTTTAGTTCGGGGTATGAATATGGGTGAAAATTTTAAATGTGGCATAACTAACGAAAGTGGAATTAGTAAAGCAAACGTAGTGGCGGTGCAAAGCACCTCAAAAGATTTTAAATTAGAAAATTATTCACCATTCAAAGAAAATCCTGCATCATTAACTGATGGTGGTGAGCAAATTTATAATGTATAAGGAATAAAAAAATGACAACACCAGACTGCAATCAGCCTGAACAAGTAAATACAAACAATAACAATCAAACAAGTATCCCTAGTGTAAATGCACAAATAATTCCACAAGTGCCAGAAGTGATTGAGGCAGTGGAAACTGTGGGAAATATTTATGACGGAACAACTAAACCAGAATCAGATAATCAATATCAAATACCACCTGGATCTGGTGGCAACGTAAATAACCAATCTACTGCAAAAAATGGTGGAGCACCAAACAGACCACCATCGGGGAATAAAAGTGGCAATATAAGTCCAAGCGCAACACAGACTTCACCAAAAAAAACACAAGATTCTCTTGGAGAAAAAACAGTTGTTGATATCGGAACCCCTCAGTTAGGAAAAGCTCATGGTAAAAAAATTGAGGCAAAAAAACCTTGCCCAAACGATCCAGAACTTTTAGCAAAAACAATATATCCTTTTAATAATGTGAAGGAAAGTGAATCTGGACATGTATTTGAGGTTGATGATACTCCGGGTGGCGAAAGATTACATATTTCTCATAGAACAGGTTCTAGCGTCGAAGTTGGCCCTATGGGTTCGGTTGAGGCTGTATGTATGAGAGATTCGTGGGTTACGGTATACAGAGATGCACATGTTCATATAGATGGTTACACGGATGTAACGTTGGATAAAGGATTTAAAATAATAATAAATGATGATGAAATACCAAACACCAAAGAAAAATCAGTAAATTTTGATATTTTTGTAAGTGGAAAATCAAATGTTAATTTAGCGGTAAAAGGTGGAAATGTAAATATTAGAGTGCTTGATGGAGATGTTAATTTAAATATGGACGATGGTGATTTAAACATTAGACAAAATAAAGGCAGTTATAATCATTTTGTTAATGGAGATTATAATTTAGAAGTAATGGGACACATGCACACTGTCGTTAAAGGTGATGTGTTGACTGAGGTCGGTGGTAATAGAGAATCACATGTTCAAAAAAACGAAGAAATAAATGTTGGATCGAAGATGGGATGTTTTGTTGGTACATATCAGTTTGGGTCAAAGGGTGACAGTATTTTTTATATTGCTGGTGACAGTAAAACAACAATAATAGGCAATAACAATTTACATATTGCAAAAAATAATTTAGAGCAAATATTGCAAAACAATGTAATAACGATTGGTGGGTTGAATAACTTATTTTCAAGTTCAGTTACAAATATAACATCCATAGGCACTATAAAAATTTCTAGTTCTCAATTGGAATCTTGTCAAATTTATGCTCCAGCATACTTGCCTGGAGGAGATCCACCTAAATTGACACCGACAATTATTCCGGCCACACCAACAACACCAACAAAAACCGTATTATCTTCAATAATACCAACCCCATCAAGGAAAAGAAATAATTAAATTATTATAAATATTAATAGTTAATTATTTGGAGTTTTTATGCAGTCAACAACTAGTTTATTTTCCGAACACTTTTTTACTGTTGGTATGTACGTTTTTTCTTTTTTAATTGGTG